ATGATATTTAAAAGTTACGAAGAAGTGGTTTCTGAATACCACTTGGATCAGATTGTTAATAATATAAAAAATGGGATTATTAACGTTTCAGGCCGTGACGATATTAAATCTTTAGTCAACGATAGGAGCTGTAAGGTTGACATTATATCAAAAATAACATCTTTGAATAAAAGTAAAGGTAGCATGTTAATTGAAGCGGCTTGCGTTATCCATAATGAAATTACTGTACCAAAAAATATAAATAAAATTATTTTAGTAATCGATGTTGCATTATCAAATTTAAGTACAAATTATGTTGAGGTTTATGAATATGAAAGTAATAAAACAAAATACGAAACAATTATCCTTGCCAGAAATAAGTTTTTCTAAGTTAGTTGTACAAACCATAAATTTTTATACTAGAGTATTTCGCGTGTTGTTTGGTGGTGAGTTAAGGCATCGGTACTCAAGAAAGCAAAACGTACGGGCATCCGAAGAGCTAAGCGACCATATGAAAAGAGACCTTGGTTTGTGAAGTCATAAATAAAACAACAGCTCAATAAGCCGAACCTTTGGTTATGAGGTTCGGTTTTTACACCTCAAATTTTCATGAAAAAATAAATTATTACACTGACGTATACACGAGATCGTTGATAAGGCTTGGTATAGCCGTTCCAAACATTGCTTCAACCTGAGGTACCATTGTGGGCTTGAAGCAATGATAATCCGCAGATAAAAGCAGTATGGGAAGGAATTGCAAAAAAGTTTAATGGGCTTGGATTGTCAGGAATCTCAATGGCTTGCACTGGATTAGCCTTAGTGATTGCAAGTCCACAGGAATCACTATTACAGTGCGCATTATATCTGCTTATGTTGAATGCGATTGCATATGCCAGTCCTATAAAATGTCTCTCTTTTGAGGGACTATTCAATGAAGTATCACGAAATGACTAAAAACTATATTTTTCGTGAATTTGAATGTGGTTTATCCGTCGAACAAGCTGCTGAACTTTGTTTAAAAACTGTGAGAACTGTCAAAGAATGGGATAAGGGGAAAACCATTCCTCCAGAGTGTAAACGACTCATGAGAATGACAAAAGGAAGGGAACTGAGCCCATCAGAACAATGGGAGCACTTTAAAATGCACTATGACAGGTTAGAGCTTCCCACAGGACAGCTTGTAACAGCACAACAGGTTTTGACCGGAATTGCTTTATTAGAGATAGGTGCATTGACGGATCTAGAAGCGGCTGGTCAAGTTCTGAAATATGCGAGGGCACTAAGAGACATGATGTAAAAGAGGCTCCGATAGGAGCCTCTTTAACTTGCAATTTTCATATATGTATCATTGTCAACCTGTGCCATATACATGCTATAGCTGATGTCGACAAAATCATAATGGATATGTGAGAACATAAAGATTGCGTAAATCTTTGATAGTTGCATCTCTGCATGTTCTAGAGCTGCAACTCGGTTCATTTTAGGTAAATCTGGACTTTTGGTTAAATGAAATTTATTAAATATATAGCTTGTCTCAACCAGGGCCAAAGTTACGTCTTCATCATTAACTCCAGAATTAAAAGCATGTAAAGCTTTCTCGCAACATTGAGCGAACTCCTGAGCCAAATTAACGTTTGGTGAAAGATCACCATAAAGTGCGTCAGGGAAGAGCTTCCTATGTAGCTTACGAATCTCTATGTCTGTGACAGATGGTATTTTCAGTGTGTCTACATATTTTTTAAACTCTTCTAAGTGCTTGTAGTAGTTAGTAAATATATTTTGTTGGTTAGCAGCTCGAATCTGTTCTTTAGTTTGCTCTGATCTATGATTAGCTGCTAAAAGGGCAATAATTGGGATGATTAAAGCTAAGATAGCTATTGGAAAACGGAAAGTTGAAATGAAGTAATTAAAGCCATCAGCTGAAAAATCCCAAGTGATAGGCGTATTGCATATAATTACAATAGAAATAAAAGTTGACGTTCCGACTAGTAGAGACGCTACTTGCCATACAATTGGAAGAGTTATGAAGCTACTGTGTGGGTCAAACTGGTCGCTAAGTTTTGTTTTTATATTTGACAATAATATTCTCATAGCTTTAGTCGTGCACTATGCATCCTTTTGCGTTATTTATTCGATATTATCAACTAAGCTCCCCTTAATATTCAATAACAAATGTTGGTTACATCAGCTGATGGTTGTGTGGCGGCTTGGTTGTTTCTTATCCGCATATTGGATACGTCTATTAAGTTTTCCATGTTTTAAGTAATTGTATAAGCTCTTTGTCACAAATTTATATTCAATCGGTTGAGTTCATGGTAAGTGACCCTATTTAGCATATGGGCAATGGTGCCGACATTCGATACGAGGAAATTGAGTTGAGCTATTTTGTTTTATGTTCATTTGACCTAAGAAATGCAACATCTGAAGACTATGAAGCTGCATATTCAGAATTAGCAGATCTTGGCTTGCAACGAACACTGAGAGCTGACAATGGCAATAATGTATCACTGCCAAACACTACAGTGGCTGGTATACATAACGGTACATCAACAAGTGCAGTGAGAGATCACTTCAGAAGCAGTATAGACACTGCGTTTAGACGTAGAGGGCTATCTAGCAAAGTTTTTGTTTCTGTGGGGGATAATTACGCTTGGGGGCAAAAAAACACATAATCATAACTTTGTATAATATGAGTAAGATGGCTTTAAGATTAGGCCGAGCTTTTATAGTTCGGCTTTTTTGTATCAGAGCACAAGGTTAGCACTGAGTGGGAATTTACCCCCGTAATACAGATACGGGGGTTTTGACCTCCCGCCGCACGTCGCGCAATCGTCCTAGCCCGTCCTCACTTGCTCCGCGCTCTAGTCGGCAGTCAAACCAAATCATTAGAAATGAGAAAAGCCTTGCTCGACACTCGCAAAGCTTTGGTGCTGATAGTCTTGATGTGTTCCAGTAGGTTTACGCGCCTTTGGTGTGGTCAGTCTCTGCGAGGCTGATTCTTGCAGGGCGAGGGGCGGCTTTACTTATTTTGGCTTGGGCAGTTAGGGACACTCGCCAGTCTAAGCAAGTGCCCAAGATCGCCAGTAGTGGGTGGCTCGGTGCTTCGTCGTCGCTCCGCAACTCCTTATATCTCGGTGACTCCCTTCGGTCGGGGCGATGCCCAATCCGTTCTAACCATATATGGCTTTGCTCATTGCTATCTCGAACCGCAAAACAAATAGCCTACGTTCTTGAAGCTGCTCGAATGTCGGCGGCCCAACTAGAACGAACGCGCCAAACGCTGAGTTATAGACCGCACGATTAAACAGTTCTGGTGTCATCTTCATTACTCGGTTTCCTTATTCAGATAGTCACACAACATTCGAATTCCTGAGCGAAACAAGTCGTAAACGATGATCACTAAGATCGCGTTTAGCATCGAGAGATGGTCGAACAGCTCGATGATTTCTACAAGCTGCCCATGCGTCACGTATTCATTCATTAGGTTTCGTCTCCTCCAAATAGACCGCCAACAGGCTTGAGTTCTATGTCTTGTTCTTGGCGCTGCGCATATTGTTCGTAAGGCGAGCACGTAACATAGAAATTGGACTCTCCGCGAGACAGCTGGACGAGGCAATCGTCCAGATACTCCATTTGTATGCCGAGCTTGTGAAGAAAACCGTCGTCGAGGTAGGTCACACCACGCGGCGTGACCACCTCAAAATGAACGCTGACGTGTATCGAACTTGGCTTGTGCCAACGTTCAACGGCGGACACATAGATACTTTCTGAGTTGGCCAGTGGAAACCATGCCGGAACCGTTCCTATGTCATGATAAGTCCCATTCCCGCAACCAGTACCCGTACAGCCAGAACGACCAGAACCCACGACAGAATTATCCGCAGAAGTTTGCCCAGGGCTCGATTTACTTTGCGAAGACGAAACAGAATTTTGCTGCGTAGTTTGATGAGGCTGCGTTCCTTGCGAAGCTGCCGTCTCAGGATCAGAAAAAAGACCAATAAGCGCATAAATGACATACCCAAATGAAAGCACCATCAGTGCCATTGCTGCTAAGAATTTAGGATTCAGAAAGATGTTCTTTCCAAGTCCCGCTTTAGTGATTTGCCCCGTAACGGTGGAGGCATAGAGTAGGTGAACATCAAGCGGGACTTTGAGGTTGTACACCACATCGTCTTTGCTTGGTTTGGTGACCGTTCTTGTCGGGTCATGTTCTAGGATTCGAGGTTTACGGTTGGAAAAGAAGATCCCGTCTTTCCCTTTGTGCTGCTTAGCCAACTCAGCCACGCCTTTTAACTCTTTAGGGATTTGAGCAAAGTCGGGCGTGAGCAAGACAATGTCCCAGTTGTAGTGCCGGTGCTCCATAAAGGCATTGTTGAAGTTCTCCGGATAGATGATGCGGCCTTGCTCGTCGAAACGTGTGCGTTGGCAATCATCTATCTCGCCATTGTCCAAACTGGATGTATCAATCGTTAGCCAACGAGAGTGAAACAGCTCAGAGAATCCTTCCGGTAAGTGAGGCTCAAAGTCAGTGAAAGGGCGCTTGTGTATGTTCGCCATTTTGAAACCTGCATTGACCGAGAAGATTTGCTGACACTCATCAATGAGGATGAACGCCCCAATAGGCGCCCAACAGAAAAAGTATTTCCAAAGCTCGAAGCCTTCAGGATTGCGAGAGCTAATGCGAATGAGCCGAGCCGTATCAGGAAACTTCTCACCAAGGCGTTGTTCAATCACTTCAAGTGGCTGCATGCCATGAATGTTCGTAATGCAAATTCGACCTTCACGCAGTGCAGGCAGTAAGTCAAACCACACGGCGCAAGCCGATTTGTAAGAGCCACCGTGACCGTATCGAAATGAAGTAGCCATTCAATCACCAGTTAAAGAAACGCATAACTAAAGACGTAGCGAACGCGTCAAAGATGACACGTAGCCCAGAGGTGACACCGTATTCGGTTAAGATATAACGGACGTCAGAGGGAAGCGCATTAAAGCGGTCTTCGACAAGCGTATAGACGCCATATTCTTCGAGCAGCAGCTGCGCAATCTTGAGTGCGATTTGTATCGAGGCAATCTTGATATCGAGCCATACCGAGATAAGCCACATCGCGCCGTATTCAAACGCGTTCTTTATCCATTCAATCGCCACATCAAAGAAGTCGAGAAAGGTTTGCCCAATGTTGGCAATAAACTCTAATGCCGAGTAGATGTATTCCATGTTATTTACTCCGATTACCAAACAGAACCCAAAGGGCGATTAAGGCACAAATGAACAGCACGACAGGGCGCACATAACCCGATACCGCATCAAAACGCTGTAGTCCTGATTCAACGGTTGCGCCTTTGATGTTAAAAGACTTGTCGCTTAATGTGCCGTTGTTGAAGTTGGTGCCGATAGTGATTAAGCCTTTGATGTCGTCCACATAGCCTTGGATGGATTCGGCTTTTTCATCTATCGTGGTTTGCAGGTTGGCAAAGTCTTCTGCCGTGAAGATTTCGCCAGTGATAGAGGTGCCCGTAGGTGTGCCAAACTCTGAGCCAGTCAGTAGACCCTCAATCGCATTTAAGCTGTTATCGAGTTCGCCCATGGAATCACCAAGCCCTTTTAAATCGTTACGAATACCAATGGTGGCGTTGGTATTGTTGTTCACCGCCGTAGTGATATCGCCGTTGGCCTGTTGGATGAGTGCCTTGGTGTTGTTATAAATCTTGTTGTCATTGATTTGCTGCTCTTGAATGGCTTGGGTGTTATCGACCAAAGAGCCTTTCACATCAATAACCGCGTTGGTGATGTCAGCGTGTGACTGGTTGATATCGACGTTAAGATCATGAATACCTTTGTTCACATCCACGTTAAGCCCTTTAATAGCAGAAAGGACTGCCGTATCTGTCGATTCATCCGTGTCAGGGTCTTCTACATCCGGTTTATCATCAACGACACCGGGATTGACCGTGTTGGTTGAATCGTCGGGTAGGACACTTGGGTCTTCAATCTCTTCGGTTGGGTCATCGGGGTCATGGGTTGGATCTTCTGGCGTATCCGGTGGAATGATGGGTTCATCAGGCCCATTCACACCCCAGAAAAGTGTGCCACCGTCACACTGACGTCCAGTGTAAGCAAAGCGCAGAGAGCATTGAGAGTCGGGCGTGTACTGTCCATCAGGAACGCCAGTACAAATAATGGTGGATTCGTTCTTAGTCATTTCACATCGAGTGGCACCATAGTCACCGTAACAAGCGCCCGTCACCAATTCGCCGTATATGGCAGGGTGCCAGTACAATTTCACCGTATCGCCAATGGACTGTTTGAACTGACAAGCATCCATGCATGAGCCATCAGGATTGGTGCCAAATTCACAGTTCGATTCGCACATGTTTTCTCGGTTAAGTTCGGTGCCAGCAGGACACTGAAACCCATACCAACCATTAAACCTAACCGTTTGACCGGGATAATCTCCGCCTGAAACATTACAAATGGAACCACCACCATACTTGTTCACTTGCAAAAAGCACGTCGTGGTTTTGTAGTTCTTATATGGAACGCTGCGATTCTCAAGACAAGAAAGCACGCTAGCAATGTTGTAGCTTTTCCCGTTCTCAGCACAATCAAAAATACCACCTACATCCCTTGCGGTACCCGTTGTGGGAAATTGAGTCGCAGAAGCTTGGCTATAAAAAGACAGAAAGATTAACGGAAGAAAAAGCAGTAGTTTTTTCATAAAGAAGCCAATAAAAAAGGGAGCCGAAGCCCCCTTGATTAACTGATTAGTGAGTATTGATGCCACTCACAAAGCCGTGGAGAAATGCCCCCGCAAAGGCAACACCTAGAATGATAGCGAGAACATCTCCAAGTAAATTACCAGATAAAGGAGGCATGGAGGCGAACCGTTAGCGACGCAAGAAGCCAACAACCATAGTCACACCAAAGCCCAGTGCAGCCATACCAATTAGACCCGCCACAACCAGTGATACGTTAGCTTGACCACCGGATACCGCAGAGTTGATTGCGCCCGTGATATCGACTTCAGCGAAGGCCGGAGAGACAGACGCGACCATAAGAGCAGCGCCAGCTGCGGTTTTTTTGTTTACGACTGCGTGTTTTACGTTAGTTACAACAAGTTCTAGTTTTTTCATAAGATTTACCTTTTACTCATAAGGCGAACAACACGACCCACCCAGTGACCAACGACCATGTTGATCAAGAGCACGCCACTGACATACAGGAACAAGTCACCGTTGAAGAGGACTGGTTCCTTATATTCTTGGTAGTCCACCGCCGAAATCAGCACGTATTCTTGGCAATCCGCAACAGGCGTTTTCGTTGCTTTCAAATTGCCATACTGGTTAACGACGGTGACGCATACAGACATTTTTTAGCCTTGAACGGGTTTCATTGAAGCCTCGAAGTGCTTCTTAATTTCTTGGTCGACTGGAATAAGCTCAGTCACGATAGCGCCCGCCAATGGGTCTTCTGGATTAATCTCCAAGCGCAATTGGTATTCGCGGCGAGGAACAAGAGCACCAGTGCGCTCAAGAAGCAGGGCATATTCATGGTCAATCATCAACGGTTGATCCCATTGGGGATTCACATCACCGGATTCACCGATAGTGCGGCGTTTGAATTTCTCCGAGTTGATTTCACGTAGAGGACGTGACACGTTCAGTTGAGCACTGTCACCACGTGCTGAGTTCCAAGTGATATCCATGCCAAGTACAAAAACGGATTTAGCCATTTGTTAAGTCTCCAATATGTGAGTCACCAACTTGCCGTAGGTATCGGGGAAGGTGAATTTAGTTCCATCACGGACAAGGGAACCGACCACGGTTTCAATGTCGCCCTCATGGAATTCGATTAAAGAGTTCAGAATTTTCCCGTACTGGCGGCGCATCCAGTGCGCAGAGACCAACAGGTCTAACGCCGCGCGTTTAGTCGGGACAGGTTTGGTATTGAATTTCTTTGCAGTAGAAATTGACGCAGCAAAATCATTGAGCGCGGCATACGCGCCAGCAGGATTCAGCAACACATCAACATTCCATTTTTTAAGCTCGACCTCAGAGCGATACCAGACAAGGCCAGTGTTCGCGAGTTTCTGCTCAAGAGCCTTGTTGTAGATACGCCAGTAAATGCGCGAGGTACGCGAACCAATCGAGTATTGCTCTTTGGTGTAAATCGGTTTGCCGTCTTTTCCGATACTGGCAATGGTCATATCTTCATGAAGCACAGGGCCACGACCACGTTCTGCTGTGCGGAAACAGTCGTCACGCCACGCCTTGTAAGCGTATTCGCAATCAAAAATCCCGTCGTAATCGTCATAGGCCAAGTCAACACGCGCCAGAGTCTGCACACCAAGCACATTGGTCAGCCAGTCATGTAGCGACCACGTAGGACGACGGGCAAATACATGCTTGCATCCCGTTCCGTTGATTTGGAAATGCACCGTGTCATTGTTACCGCCGATACCAACGAAGCCGCAGAAGTCCTCACCATCTGGCGAAGTCAATTTCATGGATTCGGTGTAGAACTGGAAACCCAAACCGCGAGGCGCAGACAGCGACAAACCAAGCACTTGGTTGGTGAAGATGCGCAAGCACTCTTCCAAGTAATTGCGATAACAGATATCAAACGCTTTGTTGTACGCATCAATCTCATCGGAAGTCTGAGCGACCGTCGGATTAAACACAGGTGGAGCAGGGAACTTAGGTGCACGGCAGTGACGCTGTAACAGTCCAGATTTGGCAAAGCCTTTGTATTCCTCATGCTTGTGCAATCGACGAACCGCATCATGACAATGACGTAAGTCTTTCACGGCAAACGTAAAACACAGGTAATCAATATGAACGCTTTGCTCATCGAAACTTTTAAGGATGTTAGTTGCAGTAGTCATCGAACACCCCCATATTGATACGTTGTTCAACGGTCGTGTTGGTGATGGACACCAACTCATAAGAAGCGAACTGAGACGAAGCCCAAGACTCAAGATGAGACATGGATTTAAGCAAATCCCATTCGTCGCAACCTTTGACCAACACAGACACCGTGTAGTCAGGTAGCAAGTCGTAATAGATGATTTGAGCTTCATTCATGATTACTGAGCCTCAACCAAAGCTAGGAGCCCAGCTAACATACATAACAGTTGAAGTGGCTTGTTGCGTTCCATGTTGACGGCTCCAGTACGAAATATTTCGTATAGTTAATACGAGATTTTTCATAGTGTAAATACGATAAATCCCGTACATATAAGCTAGAATCAAGAAAAGAAATTGAAAGGCAGGATTGGAAAATGTACACAAACAAGCTCATTGATGCCTATAAAGAGCAGATGAACTACGTGCAATACAAACAAATCGCGCCAGACTTAGGCATAAGTCCTCAAATGCTTACTGATGTGCGTAAAGGAAGAACGTATTTAAAAGAAAATCAGATACTTATGCTTGCAGACGCTGTAGGCGAAGATAAAGAAAAGGCTCTGATTGGCTTAGCGATGGATAAAGCAAAAACGCACGAAGCGCAGACACTATGGCAGAGCATAGGAAAAAAGTTTAACGGACTTGGATTATCAAGCATTTCAATGGCTTGTGCTGGATTAGCCTTAGTGATTGCAAGTCCTAAAGAATCACTATATCAGTGCGCATTATATGTGTTATGTTAA